CATTATTGGAATTCATAAGGTTGCCCTTTGAAACATAAACCGTAAAATCTTTAAATGTCTGATTGCTTAAATCAGTCAGAACATCTTTTACTGCAAGTGGTCTCTTCCACGTTAAAACTATTACTGCAATTCTTGGCGCTATGTCTTTAGGATTTCCAGACTTTATTCCGCTAAACTTAACTTCTTTAGTCGTGTCAGATGGCTCAAAATCTCTAAAAAGATTCCCCGTCGATATCATCTCAGCGATCTCTTGCCTCTTTTTAGTTACATAATTTTGTCTTTTTTTAGATTTTAGTGGGATCAGAACAGTGAGATTCTTATCATGGATATATGACTCGCCATTTGGCTGATTGTCGTGTGCAGTCTTAAACTTATTAATTTTATTAAACTGCTTTAGTCTTTCCCAATGCTCCCAGTCTCCACCGAACCTCGTATCGTCAAAGTATCCAAGATCTTTTAATACCTGTTTGGGGAATAGTGCATGGGCCATCGTAAGCTCCGTGTTTATTGTTTCACGAGTCTTTAGATCTTTTCTAACAAAAACATCCTGTACCGCATTAATATTTTTGCCTAGTAATTTTATTAAGTTTAAATATCTGGGCTCATATGATATATCATCGGCATCATGTGTAGTAAAATATCCCCATGTCTTTCTTCTGAAAGCATAAATGCCATAGTTACGACAGTAGTAGGCGCCCTTGTTCTTTTTATTGACATAGATAGTTACCCTGGGGTCCGACAAAAACTTTTTGGCTATGTTAACGGAGTCATCGGTAGAGGCATCGTCAACAATAACAAGATGAAAATTCTTGTATCTTTGTCTTAAGATGCTTTTTATAGCATCATTTAAGGTCTTTTCTGCGTTATACACAGGCATAACGACTAGTATTGTTTTTTTATCCATGTCTTATCTATTATATCACTAAAGAGGGCGTGGTATAATATTGTGTATGGTGAAAAGCGCCAAGCATCGCAAGGAACTACATAAAACTTTAGAAGAGTTGCACCTCTATAAAGAGAAGAACGGCTGCTTTGATTGTAAAAATCGCTACCCTCATTATGTTCTAGAGTTTGATCACAAGCCAGAGTTCAATAAGCTAGATGTTGTTTATAGAGTTTTACGAAACTATGGTCCGGAAGCTGCTTGGGCAGAGGTAAGAAAGTGTGATGTTGTTTGTGCAAACTGCCACAAAATTAGAACATACGATAGAGAGCAAGAAGATGGATCTTGAAGATCAGATTAGATCTATTTTGTTTAGCATTGGCAAAGATATTGAGATCATAAGGATAGATAATGAGAACACAATCATTTCAATTGATTACGAAAAGTACGTCGCTGAGCTTAAATCAATTTTAGAGGGGTACAGAAGTACCCCGTAAGCTTTACTTCGCTCTGAGCGTCTTTAATTTGTGTGCCACGATGACATCTGTAGCCTCTCCATCCCTATAAAGGCGGATAACTGCAGCTGGATCTTCAGGTGTTCCACTTACAGAAACTTTTGTTCCTGGAACGTTATAGGTACCATTACGAATAATCCTAGTAATCTTTCCTGCTGCTCTGCCACCAGAAGAATTCCAAGATACCATTGATCCAACTCCAAGATCCTTAAATATTTCTGACATACCAGTTGACCTAGTATAGTTCTTACCAAAATTATTAAACAATGCTTTCTCCCTCATTTTATTTACAATTCCCCTTGACCACGAGAATCCCGAGTCTCCACCCCAAGCTTCCCACATAATTCTTCCATTAGATGGGTTTGCTCTGTTGTTAAAGTCCTTGCCTTTTTTATCTACTTCGTGACGAGAAAAGAATGAATACATGCGCTTGACTACACTAAGAGACATTGATCGGCCAGCTGCAATGTCTGTTGCTCTGCCCCACCCCACAGCAGTTCCTGCACCAGTTGCCTTGCCGTCAGCTTTCCATTTCAAAGCCCTGCTCGCTGCAGACTTCATGGCAGCACTAGGGGCATAAGTCTCTGCCTTAGACATGTATTCCATGTCCATGTCATCATCAGGCATGGTGTGACCCTGGAGATTATCTAGCCTTTCAGCATCCTGGTACATCATGCCGATAGAGTAAGCTGTTGCTTCCCAAAATCCGTCTTCCTCTTCCTCATAAATTCTAACAGCCATAGCTGGATTCTCTGGGGGCATTGACTCAATAGCATATTCTGTTCCTTCAATGCCGTATGTGCCACCCTCATTCATAATGTGCTCTACCATACCGTGAACGACACCTTCGGTAGTCATGCCCATTACGTAGTCGCCTTCTTTGATATCCATCTTACGGACCCTCTTTTCTTTTATCCTCGTTTACCTCTGTACCTGGCCAGGCCTGAGCGGTATCGTTAGACAGAGCAACAGCTCTATGTGTAGTCATAAAAACATTATACCATGAGAAAGCCCCACACAGAGACCTGATGGAGTAGCCCAGTAAAAGCGGTAACTAGCCATCCTAAAAAGCTAAATCCTTGTCCTGTGTGGGGACACTTATATTATACTACAATTCCTCTATCTTTTTATCCTCATCGGGCAGCAGCTTCATTAGTTCATGGTATGCCTTGTCAATCTGCTCGGGATCATCTGTTTTCATTGCAGAGTCAAGGGCCAACATCATTGATTGGGCATTTTCAATATACTCAAACGCCCAGTCCCTAGACTGAGACAGAAACTTTATAAAGCCATCTTTATCATCTACATTACTATTATTAATGATAGTAAGTGTATCCTTCAGCTTTTCTGAAAGAACGGCCTTATCAAAACTTTCCTGGATAAGTAAAGCTGCAAGACTCTTATTACCTTCTTTAAGCTTATAGATATTGTATACAAGAAATCCAATTAAAACAGAAGTTAGTGTTGCAACAACTGGTTCCATGATCATGCTTCCTTACCGCCTTCTCTTATCAGGAGTACAATTGCTCCGTTGTCCTCTAAAGCTTTCTTTACTCTTATCATATATTCTACGGCACGTTGTTTATCTTCACCCGTCAGGGACATAAACTTCTCTTCGCTAGCCCTAACGGTAATAAAGTTATCGTTGTCTTCTAGCCTTACCGAAAATCCTTTTGGTGCATGTGCATCCAATGACCTAAAAGATCTTGCCATTTCACTTGTATACATAATTGCCTAATCGTTTGTTAAATATTTCCAGGTTTCTGCCCATGCCTGCTTATTCCTATGCTTATTGAATTCTCTAGATATCTTGCCATTTTCTAAGTATACCCCACCCCAGACTCCCCACTCTTTTTGGGAAACTCCTACGGCAAAACACATCCTTGCCATTGGGCAAGCTGCGCATACTTTGTCAACTGCTGGTCTTAAGTTGATATCTTCTTCATAAGTATCAAAGAAGAGGTTGGTGTCATAGTCTTTGCAGGCAGCGGAGTCTTTCCATTCGCTGTTTTTCGACATACTACCTCACAAAATTATCAGGTAGAGACCATCCACTTTTGCCTGGCACAATTCTTTTCTGAATAAACCATCGACCCTTTTGGTATCCTCCAAATTTAGAGGTTCTTCCTTTGTCTGAAGGGAATGAATGAACAACCGTCCAACCATCCCAGTGTAAAGCTCTGTTTCTCTTTACTATTGTCTCCATTTGCTCTAGGGATTCAATCATCATCTCAATAGCCCGTCTTGCTCTCTGTTTTTTTATTGTTGAATGCCAGCATATCCGCAAGCATTAATATCTGTATATCCCAACCTCAACGTCCTTAGCCTCTGCGAGGTCTACAAGATCTGAAACTGGCTCCTTTGGTTTGCTAAAATAAATAAGATAATCAACATCGTTCATGTTAGACTTTATCCAATTAGCTGGCACCTTATTAAATCTAATCCTTACTCCACGAGCTTTCAGGCTTCTTTCAGAAATATTTGAAAACTCCATCCCCATAGAGTTAATTCCAGTTGGTCCTGCGGAATAAATATTAACTTCGTTATCATCCTGAGATAACATGGACAGTGCTGTACCCATGGCTCTTAAAAATATATTGTAATCAGAAAAGTTTTTTGTTCCCTGAATTGCCACCATCATCTGACTGTCCTTCCGTAAGCTTGTCAACAATTATAATTAACTTGTTCAATTCTACCTTATCGGGTGTCATTGTGTCAACTGTTTTTGTAGTTTCTTTTAAGATATTCCCGTTTACAACTTTTGCGGTAAACAGAGAGTTATCCTTAATCCAATAGGCAGCATCTTCATGCATCACTACCAATGACTGCTTACCTCTTAAATCTCTTGTTGCCTGAGTATCCAGTGGCTTGTAATGAAAATTATCGTAACTCATGGGCATGCCGATCAAGCTGTAAATATAGCTTTGACTAATTCTTGTTTTTTTTAAATCAACTTTACGATTAACTGTATTGTTTAAGTTTTTATTAACAACGAAGGCTACTAAAAGTGTAATGACTGACCCTAAAAAATATTCCATAAAACTCCTAAACTACAATCATATCATTTATCCCAGGAACATACGCTTTACATTATTCAAGGCTTCGAGCTCTGTATCTGAAAGGTCGCTATGCTGATCACGATCAAAGGCTTTCTTGGTTAAGCCAACTATTGGGTTTTCGATAGTTGGATCCATAGAAACAAGACCTTTTGTCCACAAGGACGTTATATCTGCCTGGAACTGTTTTTGCATTTGCTCATAAACATTGGGTGCAATATCAAACATTTTGTCTGTAAATTGATACGTAAAGTCTCCAGTATTTGAGTCTACCCCAGATACCTCCACAGCGCCGTTAAGTATCAAGAAGTCTATATATTCTTCTGGAGTAGGCACTAGTTATCTCCTACCAGGCGATTCTCAGTCAGTCTTTCTCTCTCGTCTATAACCTGGTACGCAAACTTTTCTAGGTTTGCGTAACCAACGGCATTATTAGCAATGTTATTATAATGGTGAGAGCAGAACTTCAATTCTCCGCCCACCCCCACGGCTTTGACAAAGGCCTGAGCAGAACATGAAGCATCACATCTATCAAAATTTGTAAGAGTCCACTCTTGCTTATCCGTTACTAAATCCAACTATTTATCCGTTCTATAGAATCCACTACCATTAAAGGTAACCCCTATAGAAGAGTATACCCTAGTTAATGGAACATTACAAGTTTTACATTCATAGTCTTGTTCTGGGTCTGAAATACCCCGCACTTTTGTGTACGGGGTATCACAGCTCCCACAACGATATTCGTATATGGGCATTGTTGTTTTCGCTACTTAGCGCCCTTCATTTCCTTTGCTGGGAAGGCTACTGAAGTTAGTACAGACATCACTCCAGCTAGACCAGCCAGGCCGACAACCGCGGTCCAGTCAACGTCTAGTAGACCGAGTGCGGTAGTTCCAATTGCTGCGATCGCAGTTTGTGCAACAGTCTTAATCGCACGTTCTAACATCATTGCTAACCATTCTTTTGTGAATGACATATTTCCTCCTTATTTACATTTGACTTTCGTCATTATTGTTTTGCCATAGTTTGACATCTTCATAGGTACTAGCTGCAGTATATGCTGTAAGAATGATACCCAATAGACTTACACCGCCCGCCACTAGCCCAGAGCCCACTGACGTATCTGAAGCATGTGTTATTGCTCCAAAAATTATCATAACAAAAGAAAGTCTATAAGCTCCGTAGATTAGCTTACGCCTAAACCTCCAGGATGGACCCTGACTGTTTTCTGTGGCATCAGAGTCCTTCAAAAAGAATAAGTTGTCCATAAGCCTTGGGGTCACTCTTTTAAAAGAGGACCACAGAGTCTTTTTCTTTCTTGCTGCCATGATTTCCTTTACGGTAGTTTGATTACCTGACCAACTTTAATTAAATTAACATTCTTGATGTTATTTAATTTCTTTAGGGTTGCAGTCGTAGTCTTGTTATCCCTTGCAATTTTTGTCAGGGTATCTCCAGACCTCACAACATAGAACTTCTCTGGCCTTGAGGTCTTCTTAGGAGCCACAGGAGCCTTTGTAACAGGTTTTGAGGTAGAAGTCTTTGTATCACTACCGCTAGTTTTGTAACC